GCTCAACGTGGACGGGTGCCGGATTGGGACAGAGACGCTGCCGGCTTCGGTGCGTGGCGTCTCGCGGCTCGGGACATTCGAGGGCGCGGACGGCAACGTGACGCCGGAGCGCCTCGGCCGCTGGCCCGCGAACGTGGTGCTCGACGAGTTGGACGATCCGGTGCTATACTTGAAGGGCAATGTTGACCCCCAAGTGGCGCGAGTCATCCGGCTCTATTTCGGTCAGGTGCAAGACGTGCCGGAAGCGCATACGCACCTTCCCGAGCCGCAAGGGCCGAAAGAAGTTCTGCGGACGGGAGTGCTACGCGAGAGCCCTGGAGAAGCGGACGGGCCGGAAGTCGATCCGCTTCGGAGTGAAGCACACGGCCGAGGCGAAGGCGCGAATGGCGGCGGCGCAGAAGGCAAGGGGGGCCACTGGGCCCCGGGCCTCGACGTGGAAGGGCGGTCGGCATCTCGCGCGCGGCTACGTCATGGTAAGCGCGGCGCTTCTTACCTCGGAGGAGCGGACGACATTCGCTTCGATGCTGAATCGGTCGAGCAGTCGGTGCGTGCCGGAGCACCGCCTGGTGATGGCGCGGCAACTGGGACGGGCGCTCAAGCGGTCGGAGGTCGTCCATCACCGGAACGGAGTCAAGACGGACAACCGACTGACGAACCTGGAACTGTCGGACAACGCGACCCACAAGCGGGACCACGCCGCGATACTCCGCGAGTTGAGGCGGTTGCGTCGGGAGAACGAAGCCTTGAGGTCCGAGCTTCAGAAGTACCGGCCGGCTGGCTGAGCCTTTTCGCCCCTACTGGCCGGTCCGTCCGTTGTGGATCGGCGCGACTGCTGGACGAGCAGAGCGGGGAACAGAGGGATGGTGTAGCGGTCGGCGGCTTTCGTTCTGCCGGGTCTATCTACGGGACGTATCTTGGGCGAAAAGCAGACGCTCCAGATCAAGGCTACGGTGGAAGCGGCGGCGCCTCCCGCTTCTTCTACACCGCGAAGGCCGCGAGCGGCGAGCGCCACTACGCGTTTGACAGACGCGCGCTAGTTGTGTATGCTGAGCCGTCATGGGTAAACGCGGTCCTCGCTCCTCGGCTCCTGGCGGTTACGGGCAAATCACCGCAAAGGGTTACAGGCGGGTCTACGATCCGCGACAGCGCCGGCTCCGCATGGAGCATGTGCTGGTGTGGGAGTCTGTCAACGGACCCCTTCCACCCGGAATGCAAGTCCATCATCGAAACGAGAACAAGCTCGACAACCGCCCAGCCAATCTGGAAGCGATCGGAGCGACCGCACACAAACGGCTGCATGGCGGCTGTGTTTGGCGCGACGGTGCATGGTGGAAGCCCTGCAAGCTGTGCGGACAGTCCAAGCCCGTGGGAGTCGCGGACTGGTACCTCAGCCGCGAAGGATGGCCGCTCTACGGACGGTGCCGACCCTGCCACATTGGTCGAGTCGTGGCTGAAAAGCGCAGGCGCAAGGCCCGGTAAGGGCGGCGGACATCGCGTCCGGGACGGCAACGTCCATCCATGCGTGAAGCCCGTCGATCTCATGCAATGGCTCTGCCGGCTCGTCACGCCGCCGGGTGGCCTGATCCTCGACCCGTTCTGCGGCAGCGGCTCGACAGGGATTGCCGCGCTCGCAGAGGGCTTCCGCTTCATCGGCATGGAGCTTGACGCCGAGTACGTCGAGATGGCCCGCCGCCGCATCGCAGGCCCGCTGTTCGCGCAGGAGGAGACGCCCACATGAGCCCGCTTCTGGAAGCCTTGCTAGCTGTCCTGGCGCTGTTGGCTGGCGGCTCTGTGATCGTGATCGCGTTCTGCTGGCTGGAGCCAGAGGAGATGGGCCGGCTCAGCGAAGGATGGAAGCGAAGGATGCGGAGGGAACCTTGACCGGCTGCTCCCGCTGCGGCTCCCTCGACGACCGCAAGCTCTACGCCAACGCCGGCAAGCGCGGGACGTTCTGCGCCGAGTGCTGGCATCTCCTCGGCTGCCCGTTCCCGCAGGACCACGCGGCGCCGATCGAGCTCGAGGCGCAGGAGATCGCGACCCGCGACCGAATGCTAAAGCGCGGCGGGACCGCGCGGCATCTCGTCAGGGACGGGCACTCGTGACGCACGCGGATTCCTGTTCAAAGTGGCCGCGTTCTGTGGCAGGATGGGGCCGGCTCGTCGCCTCAGAGACACCTCACCCCGGGGCAAACCGGGGGGAGGGCACGGCGAGGGCCAGGCGCTCAGACAAGGAGGTCGCCTGACGTGATACAGCCTACCACAGCCCCCCTCCCGGGGCGCCCATGAAGGCGCCCTCGCCCGCGTTCTCGCTCTACCCGAAGGACATCCTCTCCGACGAAGCGTGCTCGGCCATGACGGACGAGGAGCTCGGCGTCTACGTCCGGCTGCTCTGTCACGCCTGGCTTGAGGGCTCGATCCCGGCCGACCGAGTGAGGCTCGCCAGGATGACTAGGCGCTCGCTCTCGCGGTTCGAGCGCGTCTGGAGGGCGGTCGGTCCCTGTTGGGACACCGACCCCTGGGATCCCGACCGGCTCGTCCAGCGTCGCATGGAACGCGAACGGACGAAGCAGGTCACCTACTCCGAGCTGCAGAGTAGACGTGCCCAGAGCCGCGAGGCCACCAGAGACGTAAGTCCAAGTGTACCAACAAAACGATCAAGCCGCGGCTCAGCCGGAAGCCAGCCGGAAGCCAGCCGGATTGAAGCCGGATCAAGCCTTCCGTCTCCGTCTCCGTCTCCGTCTCCTTTTCCATCTCCGTACGTAGGACGGAAGGAAGAGCCTCTCGCCCTGCCGCCCGCCGACAGGGCCGAGCGCGCCATTCGCCTCAGTACAGACGCCCTCCGGACGAAGCTATACGGCCTGATCGACGCCATGGCCCGGGAGGATCCCGACCAGGCCGACCCGACCGAGCTCATGCGCATGGTCACGGCCTACGACAAGCCGGACGGATCACGCGTCAAAGGCGTCGTCAACGCGGCGCTGTTGACCCACGAACGGCTTGAGCGGTCGATCGCCGACGCCGAGACACAACTCGCCGAATGGGGGGCCGCACGTGGCACTGCGACGACACGGACCGCCTGACACCTCGCGCTACGAGGGCTTCAAGGGCGCCTACGACAAGTTCGCGGGCACCTACATCTTCGAGTCCATGGAGGAGCGCGATCGCTTCCAGCGCGAGAAGTACGGCGCCGTCCGCAACGGCTATCGCAAGGAGGACGAGCCGACCGACGAGCGCCCGCTGCTGATCTACCCGGAGCCTGTATGGGAGTCGGCAGCGGAGATGAACGCGTGGCTGCGCGCGGTGCAGTCGTGCCCGCTGCTGGAGTACGGGCACCTCGACGCCTTCGTCTACCTCGCGGAGGTCGGAAAAGTCTCTGGTGGGATTCGGCCGGTGAAGTCGATGCCGCGTCCCGGGCTCACGCGGCGGCAGATGGATCAGCGGCTGCGGACGCTGCGCGGACAAGCCTCCACGCTAGCGGAGACGTCCACGAAGGATCCCGGAGGCGAGAGATGAGCCGAAATCATAGAACCTATAAAAACTGGGGGTCATGGATGGTCAGGACTGCCGAGGAGCCGGAGTCGGTCGGCCGCTTCCGCCGCGGGCGTCGCGCGAGCGCGGGAGGAGCGGCGTGATTCGCCGCGGTCACGCTGGCCGCACGGACGCCAACCAGGCGCGGATAGTCGCGGCGCTGCGGAAGCTCGGGGCGAGCGTGGCGATCACGAGCCAGGTAGGCAACGGGCTGCCTGATCTCATCGTGGGTTACCAGGGGCGGACGGTGCTGCTCGAGGTCAAGGACGGAGACAAGCCGCCGAGCGGTCAGAAGCTGACAGACGCGGAGGCGTACTTCTTGGCGAACTGGAGGGGCGGGCCGGCGGTGGTGGTGAAGGACGAGGCCGAGGCGATGGCGGCCGTGAAGGGGACGCCATGAATCCGACATGCGGGACGTGCCGCTTCTTCGAGCCGAACGAGTGCCACGCGGGGAGCCGACGTGGCATTCCATCCTGGAGGCACGCCAGCGTGGGAGCCGTGTGGATGCAATGGCTGGATAGCGCGTAAGCTACGGAAGCATGTCAAACCCTAGACCCTACGGCTTCCAGCCGGCACGTCGTGAAGATCCGGCCCCAGACGATCGGTACGCACTACGCAGGGACATGATCCATCACGGCGGTCGTCCGACAGGTTCAGCCGTGGCCTACTCAACCGAAGGCCCGGAAGCCTACGCCCCATTCCAGGGCGAGCCTCAGTGTATCTCTAGGACAGGATTCGCTCGGCGCAGCCACGAGCTCGACCGCGACGGTGTTTGCCTTTGGTGCGACCGGCGCGAATTCCCTTGACGGGATTCCGGCAATTCCCAGATAATTGAATCCGCCGTAATTAACCGTACCGGGCTTAAGAGCAAACGCTCTCCTCCGGTGGATGGGGGATCCATGAGCCCGATGGGACTGATCGTATGATCGCACCCGCCCCCGGTGCGCACCCGGGCGGGGAGAGGAAGCCGGCAGGCTTTAGTCCCCGAAGTCCGCTGCCCTCTCCCCGCCCGCGCTGGACACAAGCGCTGTCGCCATCATTCCGCGTTGTTCTGGGGCTGCTGTTCTGTCTTCCGGGCGGATTCATTCTGGCGCTTGGTGCGTTTCTGTTGTGGCCTGGCGCCGTGCTTGTGGCTGGCGGGCTTCGCAGGCTGACGGAGATCTATGGCGCCTCGGGGCGGCGTGAGACGTGGCGGGCATCGATGTCATGGCCGACCGATCCGCCAATGAGGGTGCAATGAAACTGATCGCAGCCGCACTGCTGGTGTTCGCGGCGAGCTGTCCGCCGAAGCCACCGACACCGACCCCCACGCCGACTCCCACACCAACGCCAACCCCTATGGCCCCGCTGCTTCTGCGCCAGGCGGTGCCACCGACGCTTGTGCGGGACGGCAAGCCCTTCGAGCCGTTCGGGGCGATCCAATGCTGTATGCAGTTCAGCACCGATCGTGGCTCGAGGATGCTGCCGAGACCGAGGGCGTTCACGGTGCAGGGCGTTCCGCAGAACAGCCGGTGGCCGCTCGCGTCCGAGTCGTGGATGGATTACACCCATGCGAAGGGGGCCAACTTCTTCCACTTCCGCATGGGTCCGTTCTACGGCGACGAGTCTCACGAGAGCGAATGGGCTGACATCGGCGGTCCTTATGCTGGAGGCCCCGGCTCGGACTGGAATCCAGCGTTCTGGCGGAAGTACCGCGAGCTGCTGACGCACGCTAAGAGCATTGGCGCCAACGTCGAAGTCAACGTCATCGACACCTGGTACTGCAAGCACGCCCAGTGGGGCGACCAGCCGATGCCGTGGCCTGACGCTGATATCCAGGCGTGCGGTAGGGAAGCAAGCCCTGAGCAGGAGAAGTACATCCGCAAGGTCGTCCACGAGGCCAATGAGTTCACGAACGTCGTCTGGCTCACCGACAACGAAGGCGGCGAGATTCAGGGGACGAGGTGCCCATGGTATGAGTGGGTGCGGGCGATTATTCGTGACGAGGAGTATCGTGGTGGCGGTGCTGTTCGTCTGGTTGGAACGAACAATACCAACTGCGGCAGTGGTCCATTCGACTACGTAGCGACCCACGCCAGGGCGCCGCTTCTCGAGCCGCTGTATGGGAAGCACACCGAGAACAACGAGCGCAACCCGGCGTTCAGCCCCGAGCAGGAGCACAACAACTTCTGCGCTGCGCGAAAGGCGGGGCTGCATTGGTGGTACTGGCGAGCCGAGCAGAACGATGCCGAGTTTGAGCGAACGCTAGCGCTGTTCGGCGCCGGCTGTGGTGGTCCACAGCGGTGCTTTGCTCCCGACGCTGACGATCCGAACTGGGGCCAGAATGTCACTGGCGCAGGTCAGATGAAGGCAGCGGTGGAGATGGCAAAGGACGCAGTGGGCGAGAGATGCGGAACGGTCCCTCCGCACGATGGCGCGTTCCCAACGCTCGCTGCGGTCGCCGCAAAGCTCAGGGAGGCTGGTCATTGTGCGTCCGGTCCTTGGGGAGATGCGGTTGCGGTACTGGCCCCCGATGGTTGGTGGGAGGAGTATCACGCGGTAAGGTTCACGGACGGCTGTTGGTCCGACAACCCGGCGATGCTGCCCAAGTTTCGGTGGCAGTACAACGGTCCCGCCCCTCCGCAGACGTGCCCACGAGACGTACCAACAGTGGACGAGATTCTCTGCAAGCTCCACCACGTGGAGAATCAGGTTTACGATTGCACGCCGAAGGCTCACGGTCAGCCGATAGCGCCGGAGGGTGATCCGAATCGGTGGGCATGCGAGCTGAAGGCGATGGGTGGATCGCCTCCGGTCTACGCACTTCAGGGCTCAGGACTTGACCTGAGGACTCTGCCCAACCCGATGCAGTTTCAGATCACCGGCTCCGGCACTGGTATGGTGACGTGTACTGTCCCAGCGTATCAAGGCCCGCTCTGTAACAAGACCGTGAGCCGATGACGTTCACGGAGATTGCCGAGGAAGCTGCCGATGAAATCGATCTCTACCAGACTCGCTACAGTAGGCAGCGGGTGCTCGAGGTCATCACCGTAGCGATGGACGCGGTACGCGATGTCGAGGTGGGCTACCCAGTGGTGGCGACTCGCGCAGTGCGAGCCTATGAATCTGGTGACGACTCCGGGCCTCGGCACAGATGATGACTTGGGCAATCCCGAAGCTCACATGGTGGGAGGTGGTGCTCTATCTGCTGAGCGCCACGATCATCGGGTGTCTGGTATGGGTGTTGTCGTGAGGCAGGAGAAGATATGCGCCTAGTACTGTTTGGTGGTGCCGTATTGATGACGCTGCTGGCGAGTTGCCCTGGCGTGCCTCCCCCGCCACCGCCCCCGGTTGGGTTCGACTGCGCTGCTCAGCCGGCATTCAAGCGCGGCGAGGTGGTGAAGGTAGCGAACGCGATCGCTGGGCAGTACATCGTAGTCTTGAAGGACAGACAGAAGCGCATCCAGACGCTCATGGCCACCGAAGGCGTGCAGGAGGTGCAGGCGCTGCGGCAGGGCTATGCGGCCACGATCGCGCAGGCTGCGCTCGCGCGGATCCTGAAAGACGAGAACGTGGCGTTCGTACAGGAGAATGGGATCAAGCGAGTGAGTCCCCTGGCTGCCATCTCTACGCGGTCATGGGGCTTGGACAGAATCGATCAGCGCGACCTTCCGCTTGACGGTGGGTATGATCCTCGAGTTTCGGGGCATGGGGTTGTGGTCGCTGTGATCGACACGGGCCTCACGGTGAGCGCCGAGAACATGCCCGAGTTCGAGGACCGCGTTCTGCCCGAGTGCTTCACGGCATATCCAGCCCAGGGCGGATGTGCCGATCTCAACTCGCACGGGACGCACGTCTCTGGGACGATCGCGTCGAAGACGTGGGGCGTCTGCGCAGGATGCAAGATCCTCAACGCCCGCGTGCTGGACCGCTTCGGTTCCGGGACGGATGCGGACGTGATCCGTGGAGTCGAGTGGGTGACGGCCTGGAAGCTGGCGCATCCCGAGATGCCGATGGCGGCGAACATCAGCCTTGGCGGCGGTCCCTCGCCGGCACTCGACCGTGCGGTGTGCGACATGCTGGCGGCCGGCGTGGCTACGGCCGTGGCTGCGGGGAATGAATCCCAGGACGCTCGAGGATCCTCGCCGGCCCGGGTGCTTCAGGCGATTACGGTAGGCGCGACGGACCAGATGGACAGGCAGGCCAACTTCTCGAACTTCGGACCGCTCCTCGATCTGTACGGACCTGGCGTGGACATCGAATCCACGCATCCGAGCGAAGGGACGGCCGTCTACTCCGGCACGTCGATGGCGGCGCCGCATGTGGCTGGTGGAGCTGCGCTGTTCTTGGCGAGGCATCCGCAGGCCGTGCCGCTGGAAGTGCGGGACTCATTGGTGTTGACGTCGTCGCAAGACAAGCTATCCGGTCTCGGCTCCGGATCGCCCAATATGTTGCTCTACGTCAAGGCCGAGTAGGGAGGACGCATGCTGTTGACTGTCTTTGCGTTGATTCAGGAAGCGCCGCCGACGTTCGACTGGTCGGCGTTCGGGGTGAACCTCATTCAGGCAGTCGTCCCGGTCGTCACGGCCCTCGCCATCTTCGGAGGGCGGACGATCGTGACGAAGGTTCCGAGAGCGTTCATTCCCATCGTGGCGGTGCTTCTGGGTACGGGGCTGGACTTCCTGCTCGCGTACAGCACGGGCGGGATCTTCAACCCAGTGGTCGGTGCGATGCTTGGCGCGAGTGCCACATGGCTCCGCGAGCTCGTCAGCACGATTCAAGAGCACGGGATGAAGGCTTAGGAGGAACGATGAAGAAACTGATTCTCGCCGTCGCACTGCTGGCCCTGCCCACCATGGCAGCGGCGCAGCTTCCGGAGCCGATCGAAGGACTGCTGAACCCGCTCGTCGTGGCAGGCGCGAACTACCTGAACGATGAGCCAACAGACGGATCGAACCGCGTGCGGTTCTTCCTGACGGCCAACGTCGCTGGCATCAAGCCGTTCTCGGGCGTCCCGTTGTATGTCGGTGGTGTCGGTATCGACATCCGGACGCTGCCCGAGCTCGGTGGCATCGGCGAGTCCAACGGCGCCGGCCTGTCCATCCCCGGTCTGACGTATGCCTTCTCCGGCAATCAGGCTGTAGTTCAGGTGGGCTACAGCATGGCGTTCAACGAATCCGCAGCCAGCGGGATCTACTTCGGCTTCGGCTTCGCGCTGACTCCTCCCCAGGCCGGTCCGAGTTCTCTCAAGGCCAAACGGGAGGCCAAGGCGAAGGCAAAAGCCAAGGCGAAGACGGCTGACGTGGCAGGCCCGCCGGCACCCATGGGACTGTAGGCTCCGATGCCGCCAACCAGCATCGCGCTCATCGGTGTCGGCCTCACGTTCCTTGTGGCGCTGACTGGCTGGCTCAGTTCGTACTTTGGCGTGAAGTTCGGCCTTGGCGAGACACAGCGGCTCGTCAAGGCCCTTCACGGCCGATTCGACAGGCTCGCCGCTGAGGTGGCCCAGGTCACCATCGGCCTAGCAGAGACGCAGCGCGACGTAGCTTGGCTTCAGCGGATGACCGATATCCCAGCCACCCCCAACCCCCGGATGCGGGAGAGTCAGCGGATCAGGCTAAGGGCCGCCGCTGAGGCTGCGACCGAAGAAGCCGCAGCAGCAGGACAACCCCCAATGTTCAGGCCGGGAAGCGAATGAACGATTACGCGCTCCTGTTACCTGTCTTCAACGCGGTTCTGCTTGTAGCGCTTGTCGCTGGGGGGATTCATCTCCGCTTTCATGGCGAGCGGGCATGGACGGGCATAGGCCAGTCGCAAGAACTTCAGGTCATGAAAGCCGAACTCGCGGTCCTGCGCGGCAACTATGCCCGTCTCGGGCGCGATGTCTCAGCATGGCGCCGAGAGGATCTCGAGATCAATCGTTCGATCCTTCAAGAACTGAACGCGATGCGCTTGGGCGATGCGGAGCGAACGTCGCCCAGTCTCGCGGTTGAGCAATTGCTCGAACGGATCAACGATCTCGAGCAGGCCATCGCTGGCCTACCGTGCAATCAGATTGCCTGCCCACCGCCCGGGGCCGAGAAGAAGGATGCATAGGCGCAGGGACGACCTTGCATAAAAAATGCTTCGGAAAAGGAAGAAACCGCGAGGCAAGCCGTTCGAGAAGGGAGATCCACGTGCTGGCCGGCCCAAGGGCACACCAAACAAAGCTACTGCCGAGATTCGCGACCTCGCGCGGTCCTTACTCAGTCGCCCGGGTTATCTCAGGCACATGGAGCGCCAGTTGGATGAGGGGAAACTCCCGCCGCCCATCTTGGTCATGCTTCATCACTACGCCTACGGTAAGCCCAAGGAAACCGTCGAACATACGACGTCTACGGAAGGGCTACTCCACAAGATCGAACTGGTATTGGTGAATGGCTAGCCTGCGTATCGAGATGCCACGTCCATACGGGGCTCTCATCAAGCCTGCGCGTTACAAGGGCGCCTTCGGTGGCCGTGGTGGCGGCAAGTCTCACGCATTCGCCACGCTGCTGATCATCCGGTGCCTACGCCGTGTCTGCCGCGCCATCTGCGTCCGCGAGTTTCAGCGCACCCTCGAGCAATCGGTCATGAGCGTCATCATCGGCAAGATTCGAGCGTTCGGGCTTGAGGATCTGTTCCACATCATGCGAGATCACATCGAGACGCCCGGTGGCGGTCGTATAGGTTTCGAGGGCATGGCCGCGTACAACGCCGAGAACATCAAGTCTCTGGAGGGCTATGACGTGGCTTGGGTGGAGGAAGCTCAGGTGCTCTCGCAACGGTCCCTGGATCTGCTGCGTCCGACGATCCGAGTGCCAGATTCTGAGCTCTGGTTCAGTTGGAACCCGCGCAACGAAACCGACCCAGTAGACAAGTTCCTGCGCAAAGACCCGCCCGACGACGCCGTGATAGTCGAGACGAGCTACCGCGACAATCCCTGGCTCTCCGACGTGATGCAGGCTGAGATGGAATGGGATCGCGGGCACGACCCCGAGAAGTACGCGCACGTCTGGCTGGGCAAGTATGAGCAACTCACCGAGGCCCGTGTCTTCAAGAACTGGCGCATTGAGGACTTCGACACACCCAAGGACGTCACGTTCTACTTCGGTGGGGACTGGGGCTTCGCCCAGGATCCGACCGTGCTCGTGCGTTGCTGGATCGACGGGCGACGGCTGTACATAGACCGCGAGGCGTATCGAATCGGTTGCGAGATCGAAGACACGCCTGCCCTGTTTGATGCACTCGATGACGGCATGGCGCGGGAGTGGACGATCACGGCAGACAGCGCCCGCCCCGAAACCATCTCCCACATGAAACGCCATGGCTACCCACGTATTCGCGCAGCGAACAAAGGGCCGGGCAGCGTCGAGGAAGGCGTCAAGTTCCTACAGGGCTACGACATCATCGTCCATCCGCGTTGCAAGCACACGATCGACGAGCTCACGCTCTACCGTTACAAGACCGATCCGCGCACGGGCCAAGTGCTTCCCAAGCTTGTAGACAAGGGCAATCACTGCATCGACTCGGTACGCTACGCTACAGAAGCCGCCCGCAAGGCACGGCCAGCGGATGTGGATCTTGCATACTCTGGCAAGCGGTCCCGTGGTAGCGAAGTCCTGATCAAGACCGTGAGCGAGCCGGATGACGACTCCGGCCACGAGGGCGCCGTGGCCGATCCAGGTGGGCGATCAAGCGAGTATTCACGACGTTCACGGCGTCTACCGGACGCATGGTGAGTTGACATGGGCTGGCCCAAGGGCGTCAAGCGCAACGGCTACAAGAAGGGCACCATGCCGCAAGTGCTTGCCGACCGACCGCCCGAGCAGCGCGTGATCGATATCTCTGGCTCGTCTGTTGTCCTGAAGGAGCAGCGCCGTCTTACGTACTCGCGCTACGAGGAGGTCGGTTACACCGGCCTCAAGCAGATCAGTGGGTTCCTGCAAGAGGAATTCGTTCAGGATCTGCGCGGGCAGAAGGGCGCCCGGATCTATCGTGAGATGGTAGACAATAGCGCCGACCTGGGCGCGTTCATGCAGATCGTCAAGCGACTGCTCCAGCAGGTGACGTGGCGCTTCGAGCCGTTCTCGAACAGCGCGAAGCACAAGGAGCAGGCCGAATGGTTCGATGGCGCGCTCAAGGACATGGAGCACTCGTGGCCCGAGACGCTCAGCGAAATCGTGACCATGCTCCAGTACGGCTACGCCCCCATGGAGGTCACGCTCAAGGTGCGGCGTGGCTGGTCCAAGGACGCGAGGAAGCGGAGCCGGTTCGATGATGGCGCGATCGGCTGGCGCAAGATGTCGCTCCGCGCCCAGGATTCGGTGTGGCAGTGGATCTACGACGACGAGGAGCGCGAGCTGCTGTCGCTGATCCAGCTTCCGCCCCCGCTGTACAGCCGCGTAGAGATCCCGATAGACAAGATCCTGAACTTCAGGACCGATGTGGAGCGCGACAACCCCGAGGGCCGCTCGCTCTTGCGGAGCGCCTACCAGGACTACTACATCGTCAAGCGCCTGACGGCTATCGCGTCCATCGGCGCTGAACGGAATCTGGCCGGCATCCCGGTCATGTACATCCCAGCCGAGTGCATGCGTGGAGACGCCAGCGCTGCTGAGCGGGCCGTCTTCACTCGAGCGCGTCAGATCGTGGAGAATCTGAGGCTCGATGAGCAGTCTGGCATTGTGCTTCCCACGCAGTTCGACCCCGACACCAAGCAGCCGCTGTTCAAGCTAGAGCTCTTGACGGCGAGTGGCTCGAGCAAGGGCACCGTGGACATAGACGCCATGATCAAGCGGCACCAGACGAACGTGCTTCGGGCAGTGTTGTCGGACTGGATGATGCTTGGCACGGGCGCGACAGGCTCGTGGGCGTTGTCTGCCGATCGAACGGACCAGTTCGCTGTGGTCTTGGGCGGCATCATGGATATCATCACGGGCGTCATGAACCGGCAGGCCGTACCGGCACTAGCGAACCTGAATGGCTGGGACTTGAACGAGCTCCCGATGATGGAGCACGGGGACGTGGAGTCGCCCGATCTCGAGAGGCTTGGCAACTTCATCCAGAAGACGTTCGCCGCCGGGGCGCTCACGGCTGACAACGAGCTCGAGGACTACCTGCGCGAAGCGGCGCATCTGCCGGCACGGGTGGAGGGCGACGACGAGACGGGGGTGGAGTCGCGTCCCATGCCCACCGAACCAGAGCCGCCCGAGGAATCCGACGAGCCGGAGGAACCGGAGGAAGCTGAGCCCAAACCAGCGGCGGATCAGCTAGGCAAGGTCCACAAGACGCCACCGTGGAAGGTCCAGCATCGAGGCGGAAAGTGGCTCGTGGTCGGAGCCGAGAACGGGAAGACATACGGCACTCATGGCACCGAGGAAGAAGCGAAGCGGCATATGGCCGCGCTCTACGCGAACGTACCGGACGCAAAAACCAAAACCCAGGAGGAGAAGTAAATGGCGCTGCTAGTCCCCAACCAGGCCGAACAGCGGATGATCAGCATGATCGTCAATGCTACGACCGCTCAGAATCAGAACCTGTCGCTCAGGCTGTACAAGAACAACCTCACCCCGGCCTCGACCGACGTCCTCGCCGACTACACCGAGTCCACGTTCACCGGCTACGCGGCCGTGACGCTGACCTCGGGCTCGTGGACCGTGACCGCCGCGACGAGCGGTGCGCCCGCTAGCGCGACGCAGACGAGCGCCACGACGTTCGCATGCACGGCCACCACGAACGAGTCCGTCTACGGCTACTACCTGCTCCAGACGGCCGGCACGGGGCTGATGTGGGCGGAACGGTTCTCCGATGGACCGTACACGATTGCCAACAACGGCGACAAAGTAATACTGACAGCCCAGCTAACGTTAAGCACCACATAGACTTACGCCGATTGACAACCTTATCGCCAATATCATACGCTGTAGATATTGGAGGTGTGGATTGCCGAGAGGCCAAAAGACGGAATTGTCAGAGGGAGATCGTCAGTACGTGGTGACCGAGTTTCACGGTGGCAAAACGACGCAGCAGATCGCGGAGGGGCTGGTTGTGCGTACGCCAGACCGCACGTTTTACCAGCGCAGAAACATGGTCTATCAGATCCTGTATCGCAATGGCCTGCGCCTGAAAGGAAAGCCGAACGAACTTAGGCGTGGGGCCAAGCGCCGCATCTCGCAGGAGGACATCGTCAAGGCATATCGCGACGGATTGCGTACGCCAGCGATTGCACAGAAGTTCGGGTGCGGTACGACGTGGGTCCATGAGGTCTTGACGAAGTACGGCGTGATCAACCGGCAGAAGGGTCGTTCGTATGACTCGGGCGGCTACATCATCGTGAAGGTGGGGCGGGGCTACAACGGCTACATGAAAGAGCACCGCTACGTCATGGAGAAGCACCTTGGTCGTGAACTTGAGCCGCATGAGACCGTTCACCACATCAACGGCGACAAGACGGACAACCGTCTCGAGAACCTGCAGCTACGCACTGGCCGTCACGGCAAGGGTGTCGTCCAGCGTTGTCAGGATTGCGGCTCGTTCAACGTGAAGGCCGTTTCGATCGCCGAGCGTGACGGGATGTGAGGCCATGCGTTCTGGATGGACCACACGTTGGCGGGCGCACACGCTCGAGATTGAGCGTCATGAGCCTGAGCGTCCGAGTGCGCCATGGGTGTGCCCGGCGTGTAGGGCACCTGTTCCGGCGGGTGTGTTCTACTGCGAGCACTCCACGGGCGAGGAAGCATTCTCGAATGACATGAAGCCACGGATTGCGATGAGGTGACGATATGGCAGTCCTAGACGATCAGACGAGGCAGAGCCTTCGGAACTATGTGATGCGGCGTTGGGGCGTTGCCATCACGAAGGATGATCTGCGAGCGGGAATCGACGCCACAGACTCATGGATCGACACCAACTCCAACTCCTACAACACAGCCCTGCCGTTAGCCGCGCGGAACGGGCTCTCCGCACAGGAGAAGACGGTACTCTTCTGTATCGTGGCTCTGCGCCGGGCTGGATTCGGAGAGGTGATCTGACATGGCTACGACACGAGTCGGTCTCACGCCTGAGTCGGCGCACTTCCCGACGACCAACTTCGCGGCGCTCTCGGCAGTCAACGCGCGTCCCGTGCTGGCGTTCGATGCCGGGACGGACGAGGCGTGCTACTGGACGTTAGTCGCTCCGCAAGGGCTCGCGGGTGCGCTGTCGGTTGTAATCCATATGTTCGGGAACGCCGCCAGCACGAATAGCACTTATTGGGACGTGGCGGTCGAGGCGATCACACCGGGAGATGGCGTGGACCTCGACTCGACCACGAGCTTCGACACGATAAACACCGGCAACGTGGCGATGAAAGCGACGCAGGGGCACCAGACTTCACTCTCGATCACGCTGACGAACGCCGACAGCATCGCGGCGGGGGACTACGTGCGCGTCTCGTTGAGCCGAGACGCTAACCACGGCTCGGATAACTTCGCGGCAGACGCCTATGTGACGCTCGTGGAACTGCGCGAGGCATAGATGGCCGTCACGGCCGATGCCTACGTGGTGATGGTGAAACTCCAGGACGCCACGTAGATGGCCCTACGTACCAACAATGGTCAGTACGCACGCAGGACGGCGAGCCTGCCCGCCGTCGGTGCGTTCACCATGTGCGGGTGGATTAGGACCACTTATATATCAGGCGTATGGCAGTTCTGGGGCCTTGAGAATGCGACGGAAAGTGCGTCAGCATGGCTGCTCCTCGGTTGGTCCAACTTCGATAGCGTCTTCTTCCTATCCACGACGGCGGGGAATAGTACTTTTACTGCTCCCGCAAACGAGCAATGGTGCTTTTGGGCACTCATCAACGAGTCCGGAGTAAATGAAGCTAGGGCCAGACTCTATCGACTTGGATCCGACACAGCCTTCCAAACAGTTAGCGTTGCTACCGCTGAGACGTTCACTCCTGCCCTGTTGTCGCTCGGCAACGACAGTTACGACGAGTATATGGACGGTGCCTACGCCAACGTCAAGGTGTGGGATGCCGTGCTCACCGATGCGGAACTGTACCAGGAGATGTGGAGCACCCGCCCACGGCGCACGGCGAATCTGCATCTCTGGTCGCCGCTGTTCGTGGACTCCAAGGACTACAGCGGGAACGGCAAGGACTGGACCGAGGGTGGGTCACCCACCTATGAAGACGGCCCGCCGGTCGGCTGGGGCGCTCCGACTCTGGTCTACGGGGTCGGAGGGGCGGGGACTAACGAGTTTAGTTATACAGGCACAGGCGGCGTAGTCGTAGCGGGTGCTGGAAGCCGAGTCATAGCACAGGTCTACGCGCCGATCACACAGGCCGTTCGTCTGGCCGGCACGGCTACGCGGGCTCTTGTGAAGACATGGCTCGCGGCTGCTGCCGGAGTCATTCTCGCCGGTTCGGCTACCACGGCGCAGTCGCACCAGTTCACGTACTCGGCGCTGACGCAGGACGTGAAGCTTGCCGGCTCCGCAACGCGAGCGGTGGAGTACGTCTACGCCCCGATTGCCCAGGATGTCAGGCTAGCGGGTGCCGGGACGTCGGTCTTCATCAACGCGCACTACTACACCGGCACCGGCGGCGTCATTGTTGACTCGGCCGGATCGTGGAGCAAGACCAAGGTCGCTCCGGTAACGACGCAAGACATTCTCATCGCCGGCTCCGCAACGTGGACCATCGAGTACGTCTATGTCCCAATTCTTGTAGGCCAGGGTCCCCCCTCTTACGACATACTCAGAGCGCGGGGCGGCGGCTCCTGGACCAAGACTAAGGCGTACTCCTCAAGCGGTGGCGTCATCGTCTCCGGCGCAGGCACTCGCGTCCTCGAGAACGTCTACTCGCCGATTACCCAGGACATCATCGTCACGGGCAGCGTGACTGTCGCGAAGGTCAAGGCCGCGACCGTCACGACAGCCGACATCCGCGTCGCCGGCGCGGCCGCTCTTGCCATCGTCTACGTCTACACGCCGATCACGCAGGATATTATCCTCAGCGGCTCGGCAACCCGGGTTCTCGAAAACGTCTACACGGCTATCACCGCCGACATCGTAGTCAGCGGAACGGCCGCGCGTGCAGTCGTCAAGAACTATACCGCGACTGGCGGCGTGATCGTTGCCGGCGCAGCAGCCCGCGCGATCGAGTACGTCTACGTTCCGATCGCTCAGGACATCATCGTAGACAGCGCAGGATCGTACTCGTTCGTCGGCCAGGCCACGCACACCTACGACGGCACTGGCGGGGTCATCGTTGCTGGCGCCGGAACGCTAGCGGTCGAACAGGTCTATGAGCCGTCCGGTGGCGTCAGGGTTGCGGGGACAGCGGACCCGCCCACTCTCGAGCGTGTCTATGCGGCCATTACGCAAGACCTCATCGTCTCCGGCGCTGCGACGGTCGCGCGAGTCAATGTCTACGAGTACACGGCCGAGACGTCGGACGTCCGCCTTGCTGGCGCGGCCGCAACGGCCCGAGCGCGTGTCTATGCGGTTCAGACACAAGACCTGCTAGCTTCCGGCACCGCCGCACTTGCGGTCGAGTATGTCTACGCGGTCCAGACGCAAGATGTCCTGCTTGACAGCCAAGGCACCTATCAGCTCGTCACGGCTGGGGCCTTTGTCTATGACGGGACTGGAGGCGTCATCGTCGCAGGGGCTGGCTCGGTTGTCTTCGAGCAGTTCTACGCCCCCGTAACCGTAGACCTCCACGTCTCGGGCAGCGCGAGCCTCGCCGTCGAAAAGGTTGCGACCGTCGCCACCTCGGACATCAAGCTTGCTGGCTCAAGCGAGGCAGTCAACGAGTACGCCTACAACGTACTGACCGCCGATGTCCGACTGAGCGGGGCGGCTACCGTTGCGGCCGAGAAGGCGTATTCGGCTACGGGCGGGGTCATTGTCGCCGGGACCGCAACACGGGCGGTCACGTTCGCCTATGTAATCCAAGCACAGGATGTGGTCGTCTCCGGTGCCGGAACATACGCGCGCCAGCGGGCCTATCCGTACACCGCAGTCACGCAGGACGTCATCCTTGGCGGGACGGCCTCGAAGGCCATCGAGTACCTCTATACGGCCGTCACCGCCGACATCATCGTCAGCGGTTCCGCACGCCTGGCAGTCGAACAGGTCTACGCCGTCATCACGGCGGCCGGCATCCTCGATAGCCAAGGTACGTATCAGTTCATCACCACGGGCGTCTTCACGTACACCGGCACCGGCGGCGTTGTCGTTGCCGGGGCTTCTACCCAGACGATCGAGTACGTCTACGTCCCGATCATTGCCGATATCCGTGTCGCTGGTACTGCGGGGCGGGCGATCGAGTACGTCTACGCAACCGTAACCACCGACATCCGGATCTCTGGAACCGCCACGACGGCGAGCGAGAACGCCTATTCGGTCCAGACGCAGGACGTAATCGCAGCAGGTTCCGCAACCATTGCCGCCGTCAAGGGTCCAGCCGTGGCGGCGCAGGACGTTCGGCTTGATAGCCAGGGGATCTACAGCTTCCAGCCGGTCGGGGCGTCCACCTACGCGGGTTCTGGCGGTGTGGTGGTTGATGGTATTGCCACCACGGTCAGTATCCGGGCCTTCTACTACACCGCCCAGACGCAAGACGTTCGACTCGGCGGCACATCCGGGCCAGCCACGCAAGAGGAAGTCTATGCGGTTCTAACGCAAGACGTCCTCGTCACTGGCTCAGGTGCATGGGCTCGAGCTCGGGCGTATCAGGTCGTCACCCAAGACGTGGTTCTTGCGGGCGCAGGCACGTGGGCGCGAACAATCGGACCGACGATCGCCACTCAAGACATCCGGCTTGCCGGGGTTGGCGCAGTCACGTTCGAGCAGCAGTACGCGGTCGTCACCGCCGACATCCGGGTGAGCGGGACCGCCGACAGGGCCAAGGTTCGTGTTTATGGCCCGGTCACCCAGCCTGTCGTGGTTACCGGCGCCGGCAGCTACATCTATGCTCCGGTTGGCGCTCACCTCTACCCGGGCACGGGTGGCGTCATCCTCGGGGGTAGCTACTGGAACTTCGGTGACATCATCCGGTTCCGCGACCTCGGATTCACCGTGACTGCGCTCAGCCCGGCTTTTTCCAACATGGAGTTCAGCGTCGCCTGGATGGACGAGATCGAGATGGCGTGGAAGCGCGTGGCCTGAGATGGCGATAGCCTTCGCATTCAAATCGGCCCAAATAACTACGACGGCTTCCACCACCTATACAGGTACGACTGCCTGGCAACCATCGAACAATGCACTCCAGTTTGCTGCTGTTCTTGGCTGCTCGTCTACAGCCAACGTCGCAGATCCAACGAGCGTAACGGGGCATGGGCTCACATGGACCAGAGTTTCCCCCGCCCTCCAGTTCTTCATCTCGGCCACCACGATAGGCTATACGCCGAGCATCTGGGTTGCCGCCACCAGCGCTGTTGCTACGTCCTCGGGATCGGCATCCGCCAACTTCGCGAGCAGCAGAACGGGTGGAGCAATCATCCAGTTCGAGATCACCGGCTCGGTTGATCTCTCATCCGGCTCGACGGGCGCGATTGCCGAGATAGTTACCAGCACAGGAACAGGGACAGCCGGCACGGCCACACTGTCTGCTGCAACACGGACAGGGAATCGACCGATAGCCTTCTACACACACGCAGCGAACGAAGCGACTACTCCGAAATCTACATGGACCGAGGCCGCCGGGGCCGATGGGAACTTCAACAACCCACCGACAGGCGTCGAGGTCCAATACATTGCCAGCGCATACGAGACCGGCTCGAGTGCAACATGGGCAACCTCGATTAGGTGGCGTAGTTTTGCGCTACAAATCCTGGCGACTGCGGACACGTATTCCTATACGGTCCTTACGCAAGACCTTGAGGCGGCAGGCGCGGCCAGCGTAGCCAAAGAGCGCGTCTATGCTCCGATCGC